GTAAGAAGAGGGGTGAAAAGATATTCTATGCATCTAAGAACAAAGGTGTTATAAAAGGGGTAAAAAAAGGAGCATAAATGCAAAAACTAGATAAAATACAAGAAGTTAAAGTTGCAGAACAACAAGTTGAGATAGATCCTAGATCAAAAACAACTGCTGATAAAGCTTTTAACTATATTGGCACTGGCGGACCCGAAGAAGTAGTTCAAGGTCAAGGAAAAGTGTTACCAGAAAAGAATAGAAAATCTAAAGCGTACTAATATGGTTTGGTTTAGTGCACTAAAGCTGGGATTAAACGCAGCAACGCACATCTATAAAAAAAAACAAGAAACAAAGATGGCGATGGCTGACGCTCAACACATGCATGCCTCTAAAATGGCCCGTGGAGAGAGCGAATACCAGGGCAAATTGCTAGAAGCCCGACAATCGGACTGGAAAGACGAATTCGTATTGGTCGTTCTCACGCTCCCGATATTAGTGATTGCTTGGGGGGTCTTCTCGGATGATCCGGGTGCCTCTGCAAAGATAAAAGAGTTCTTTGACCAGTTCCAGCAGCTCCCGTCATGGTTCACAAATTTGTGGATCCTTGTCGTCGCGAGTATTTATGGTATAAAGGGAACACAAATTTTTAAAAACGGAGGAAAAAAATAATGTCAGCTAGAGGATTTAGTTTTGTAAAACCAAAAATTAAAGTTGGTAGTTTAAAAGATAGAAGAGACGATTTTGAAAAACTTGTAAAACATAGTGATAGAGGAATGGCAACAGGTCAAGCGTCTAGTGGCATTGTTCTTTCTCCTGAAGCAAAAGCTGAAATTAAAAAAGGTGTAGCTTCAACTTTAAAAAAAACATCTAAAATTAGAGATGAAATAGATGAAATTAAAGGCACCAAAAAAGAATACAAAGCTAAAGGTGGTAGAGTTGGTTTAAAGTTTGGAACTAGCAGAAAATCAAATCTTCAAAAAATACAAGAAACTTTTGGTCCTAAACAAGTCAAGAAAAAAGAAAAACCAAAAGAAAGAATGATGGCTAAAAAAGGATCTAAGCCAAAGAAAAAATTTCCCGATTTAACAGGTGATGGTAAAGTCACATTTGCTGATGTCTTAAAAGGCAGAGGTGTAATTAATGGTAAGAAAAAAACAAAGAAGGTTGTATAATGGCAGGTCCAGGTTTATACGCAAACATTCATGCTAAAAGAAAACGTGGCGGTAAAATGCGAAAAAAAGGTGCAAAGGGTGCACCAAAGGCATCTGACTTTAAACGTGCAAAACAAACAGCTAGGAAAAAATAATGGTTAAGGAAAGTAAATTAAAACCTGAAAAAGTAATAGACCCCCCATCAAGAGATTTTGAGAGAATGAAGGGAGAATTACGTGTAAAAAAAGAAAAAGAACGTAAAAAAAAATATGACGTTTTTGGTAATAAAAAAAATACCATTGGGGATAAAATAGCAGATTTTGTTAATTATCCAATCACCAAAGGGCGATATAAAAAAGCAGGTGGTGGAATATCACAAAGAGGCTTAGGTAAAGCTTTTATGAAAGGTGGAAAAGTATAATGACAAAAGAAAATGATTTTTTAGAAAATAAAAAAATAACTTATGATGAGGCTGTAAAAAAAGCTAAAAAAAAATTAAACCAAAAAACAGATACTCCCATGGCTGAAGATAGAAGAGCAACTTTAAAAGGCGGTGGTATCTGTAAAAAAGGAATGAACAGAAAAGCAATAGGAAAAAACTCATAATGACTAAACTATGTCCAAGAGGTAAGGCCGCAGCGAAGCGAAAATTTAAAGTTTATCCGTCAGCATATGCTAACGCATACGCTTCTAGAATTTGTGCGGGTAAAATTAAAGATCCGTCTGGTGTAAAGAGAAAAGATTTTAAAGGTCGTAAACCAGCCATGGGTGGTGGTATGATGACACAAACTAGACCTATGATGATGGGTGGTGGATTAATGGAAGCAACTGAAAGATTAAGAAGACAAGGTTTAAAAGGCGGCGGAATCTGTAAAAAAGGAATGAACAGAAAAGCTGTCGGAAAAAATTCATAATGTCATGG